GACAGATACGCCGTCTTGCCGGCGGTATTCCTCGCCTACGCCAAGCGTGCCATTGATTGCGTTCTCGGCTTTCGCCGCGGTGTCAATATCGTTTGCCATCAATAGGGCGCACGATACCGGACGAAAAAGGCGCGAAACGAGCGGATTACGCTACGATTCGCGCCGGAATGATGCGGAATGTAATCTATTTGCTACAGATTCCCCCGCGCCGCCCACGATGGCCCCGGATTCAATTCCTTTTTCACGCACGGAAACCGCTTGCCCATGCTCGCGCAACGCTTGCGAATCGCGTCCTCTGTGTACTTTTGCTCGCAAATGTCAGACAAACGCTCGGCAATCTCGGCATTTGAGCAGCCGTTACAGACGCGCAGGAGCATAATCATGCCGTCAACAACGTCGCGCTCACAGATTGCCGCCATGCCGCGGACAAATTCGCGCTGATTTTCGGTGCCTACAGGCTCGGAATAATCGCCGTGGCTGTCCGTGGGTGCGCCGCAGTATTCGCAGGATGCGGGCTTGTGTGCGCCGTCGTCATTGCGCAAGGGTACTTGGTGGCGGGCTGCGATGCTGTTCATATCAATCATCCCAATCGTTATCGCCGCCGCTGTAAACGACGGTCTGCTTCGGTTTCTGTTGCGCCGGCTTCGATCCATTTGCCGGGTAAATCACTGGTTCACGCGGGGCTTGCGGCTTTTGCTCTTCAGCCAACGCAATAGCGGGAATGAACGTGAACACGCCCAGTACAATCGACAGCATCAGGGCCATTACTTCGCAATCGCGCCAGTGCGTGTCCTTGTGCTGTGCTTTCCATTCGCCGTTTTCGTTGCGTTCGCTCATCATGTGCCGCTTGTAAAGTTCGTCAATCTCGCGATAAACGTAATACTTGTGACCCTCCGTGCCACAAATCAGCGAAAATAACAAGTCTTTAACGTGCGTCGGGTTAAAAGTTATGAACGGCGTGATACCATATCGACCTTGTTCCGGCGTTCCTTCCATCAAATCGCGCTGCGCAACCTTGAACATCTCGCGGATCGAATCGCTTCCAACGCACGGAATCATGCCACGCATTACGCCGCGGACGCATTGCTCGCGTACTTCGCGGGCTCGCGCTTCGTACTTGTTATCGCAAATGACTTTCGCGGCGCGATAATGCACGGCTTTTTCCTTCAACTGCTCCCACGTCGCGCAGGTGCCGCGGTCAATCAGTCCCGAATCTCCGCCTTGCACAAACTCGCGGGCAATCCAATAGAGATTGTCGTCTCGGCTTGCCTGCTGTACGTCGGTTCCGATAAGCACGGTCTTTTTCTTGCCGATGTAGATAGTGCTGTAGCCTTCAACGCTGGAAAAGTTCTGCCCTCGGTCGTACTGACCAACTAGGCTTTCGATTGCGTCGTCCTTAACAATCTGGATTTCGCCGCTATACTTCTCCGCCTCAATTTCATAGCGGAAGGTGCGGATCGCCATTTGACCCTGACGGCACGCGGACAACCATTTTACAGCAATGTCACCAAAGCCGCCTGATGCGAACGGAATGTAAAATCGGTTTAGATGATACCCGCGCACCCGTGGTCTAGCCTTCGGATTTCCCGCGCTTTGCCATTCGCCGGTTTGGACATAGCGCAACCGTTCATCCTCTGTAATCACGGTGCCCGACGGCGTGACGTAGTGGGCCGTTGCTGCCACGCGGTTCAAGTCCCACGATCCGTCAACGCGCTTGGCATCCTGCGCCCATTTCAAGCCGTAAGCCGTGTCGCGGTTGCCCACCTGGTAGCGGAAGCGCGAACCGTCCTTATCACGCATCATCCAATAGCGTTTGTCCGATTCGTCAAATAGGATGAATATGGGGTCCTCGTCTGATTTTCGGGCCTGCGATGGGTCTGGAGAACTGCACCAAAGAATATGCGCCCATCGGTATGTCGCGGCACGTTCGCGAATCATATCCGCAACGTATCCCCTATATTGAGATACCTCATCGCAATAGATAACCGGCCATCCCTCTCCCTTTGATAGGCTTCGGTCCTGATTATGTGCAGCCGTTAGCGTGCTGTCCTTGAATTCGATGCTGCATTCCAAGTCACGAACGCAATTCTCTAGCTTGTCGCGAGTCTCATGCGCGAGGGATAGTCCGGCATAAATGCGCTTGCGATAAAGTGCCTTGGTCTTTTCTTCCTGCGGGCCAACGTAAAGCTGGTTCGCAGGATCGCGTGCGATGCGATAGCGCATCGGCATAAACACGGCATTTTCCGTGATGCCGGCGCGAGAGCACTTCAAAACTACAATCTCGCGAATTTCTGGATCAAACTGCGCTTCCATGATCTCGCGCATGTAGGGCATGTCATCAATGGTGTATTTCCATTGCCGCGGCGTGTCGTATGTCAGGTGCCGAGAGAAGTCAATGTTGCGCTCGCACCATTCCACGACGCCTAGACGGTCGCCTAGATTGTGGGCATTTGCGACGGGCGATAGTAGGCCGGTTGGCATGGCTACCATAATGCCATTGCAACAAATGCATAAAGGCAAAGCATTACCAGCGCAGTAATCGCACGCGATGCATCGCTATATTCGCGACGCTCACAATACTGATTGCGTATTGCTTCATCGACCGTACATGCAATCGGAAATGCGCACATCCAAACGATAAAATCAAGATGATTCATCCAATTCACGCCTCCGCGCAGGCCTTGTCCAACTCGCTCAATACGCCATCAATCTTTTGGTCCACAATGTCGCGCACCGCAGGATTTGCGCACAACTCGGCGCAATCCTTGCCAACCGTCGCAAGCGTTCTCCGCACGATTCCTGCGTATTGCGTAAGGGCTTGGATGCGATTGGACTTCGGCTCCAACTCGCCCAATGCCTTTTTGTTTTCGATGGCTTTTGCCTCAATGTCCTTTTCGATCTTCTGGCATTGTAGCAATAACTTGCGCCGCTTCAAATCAGCATCCTTGCCGGTCTGGTGCGCCGCCGCTTCTTTCAATGCGTCGGCAACCCATGCGTCCACTTCAAGACGTGGCCATCCGCGGCCCTTGACCTGCTCCGGGAACGTGTCTTTTTGTACCCACTCGCATGCAGTCTTGCGCGTAACCTCCGCCGCTTTGGCGATGCTTGCCGCCGTGGTGTAGTATTCTACGTCGATGGATGGCATTTGTCGCCCTTTATTTTTCCAAACATGTGATATACAAGCAACGAGTGCCCGCCGTAAAATATGGCTTCATACACATCTTTGTAGCTATCAAACAAATACGCACCAAGCAAATGACCAATGCTTAATGCCACCCATGTTGCAAGCTTTCCCATATCATGGCCCACGCAGATAAACCTTGAGCTTTAGCAATTTGCACCATCCAGCCAAGTTCTGCCAGTTCCAGTCATAACCTTGCATCATTTGGGATTCGTTCATGGTTATTGCTCGACGCGGCGCAAATTGCCGTTGAAGTGCTGCAACTGCCAAACAAGTTCGGCGTGCTTTTTCGTGCCGACAGTAACTTCATGGCCAAGGATTTTCACAACCTGCTTTTTCTGCTTGCGTGTTTTCATGCGCGCCATATTGCCATGATCCGGCCAGCGGTCAAACTATTTAGCGCCACTCGATGCGATTTTTTCAGGGTAAACATGGCATGAGGCCTGCGCTGGCATTGGGCGTATTGTTTCTCATTTGTGAGTTTACCCTATGGATGCTACAAAATTGTAACTTTCGCGCTTTTGAGCTGTGCTTTGACCCTCGATCAATTTTCAGGCCCCAAAAGGACCCATCGCGCCCCATTTTGCCTACGCGGTGGGTATGCCGCACGCTAATGGCTTCGCATCCGTGCAAATATTTGAACTTTGGTATTGACAAGATTGCGAACATGTGTGTTACCCTATTGTCTTGCATCCAGCCTTCGCTGTATGCCGCTTTCCAGATCAATCTCGACAAGATGCATCCTTGTAAAGTGAGCGATTCCGCTGCGCTTGAGCCGTCTAAGTTGCTTGGTCCTGCGCATGTATTTCGTTCCTCTCGAAGTTCTTGCGGTGAAATACTCGTGTTGCTCAATCGGCACCTGCTCTTCTATGCTTTGAATGATCTTCATGCGTCAATCCTTCGCTTGCTCGCGTATTCCTGATGTTCAATCATGCTTGCGCTTCTTCCGCATGATCCAAGTAAAGGCGATATCAAACGCAATCCAAATCAGCGATGACATGCCTACGGCAATGGAGATGATTACGAGCGTTTGCTGCGCGTCGGTCATTTGATCCTCTGCCCTATCTTGTAGCTACGCGCCTGCGAATCGTCCGCGAACTGCTGTAGCATGTTCTGAACGCCTAGCGATGCGCCTTCGTTCTGGGCGTCGATGATGATGCGAAGCTCCGATTCCATCACGAGAATGCGCCCAAATTCGATGACAGCCATAGCGGCGGGCTCTGTCACCATAAGACTCACGGCATCATACGTAATCTTGCCAATGTCAGGCGTGCCGCCAATGCCAATGATCCGCTCAATCGTCGCATCATACGCCGCCTCATAGGCCGCGTACAACTCGCCGAAATACTCATGGTCCTCAAAGAACGTCGGCCCGCTGGCGAGGTTGTGCGCCCGATGCGCGATGAACTGCATTGCCCGAAACTGTGTTGCGATGTCTTGCATATTACTTTTTGCCTTTCTTGACCTTGATGGTTGCGACTACGTTGCCCTGTTCGTCCAAAAGCTGGTCTCCGTCCACGCCATCGCGTAGCTTCTTGATGAAATCATGCGCTCTTTGTTTGCGCAGATTTTCCTGCCGCATCTTGTACCTGCGAACGGCTTCTCGTGCGACGGCTTTGTAGGCCGCCGTAGCTTCATGGCGGCAGCTCTTTCCCGCTTTTGTCTTTATGATCCTATCCACAATCTCAAAATACGTCCTGCGCTTCATTTCTGCTCCTTTTCGATTTGCTCGATTGCTCGCTTCAAATAGACTGCTTTATCGAGCGTTTCCTCATAGGCGTGGCGCAACCAGTACAGCAAGCCGCCGTCGTTGCCTTCAACTGTCGTGCCGTACTTTGCAATTCCCTTTTGCTGCCGTTCTGCGATGTCTTGGCATACCCTGGCTTCCGTGCCCGTTGCAATGTCATTGGCGGGCGATTCTGTGCGCTGGATGGGGCGATATATGAAGTAAGATGCAAGGCACTTTTTACCGACATATTCACGCGGTATCGGTAATCCGTCGCTGCATACATCGGTTTGCATCAATACTTTACCGCGCCTAAGCCTGACTACCTCAATGCCCCTGATAACCATCGTCTTCATTCCATCCTCCTAGGCTTAATCGCCATCCATCGCCGCAGACTAGCGGCAAGCTGTGTCGCGGTTATCACTGAATCGTCATGCATTGTCAAGCGGCCTTTCCCATCGCGACGAAATACCAATCGGCGCACTTGGCCAAGTCCGATGTATGTTAGCGTTTCGACACGATCATCCGCCATGTACGGCTCGCGTGATGGTCCATATAGACGCTTTCGCTCTTTCGCTGCTCGCATTGCTGCGCAACGTTTTGCGATTGCCATAGAGCGTTTCACTGGTGGTCTATTCTGTTGTTGGGCGTACTCAACTGCTCCGCGATAGGCTGCCAGTCGAACGCGCAATGGTTGTCGTGGCTGTTGCTGACGATAGATTTCTTCCAGTCTGAAACTTTGGCCTTCTTGATTGCCTCCTCTGCGCTCGATGCCTCGACAATCATCTTGCATTCAGCGGGCACGAAACAGTAGCCGCGGACCAAATACCGCCCAACAATCGGTGCCACCGTAACAGGTGCCGCGTCATGCTTGTCAGCGTTGCTCATTGGTTCCTTTCGCGGCACCTGTCCGGTGCTCCGGGGTGTTGGGCTTACGAGTCTTCCGGCGCTTCTTGGGCGGTCGCCCGCCCTTGCGGCCGTTGGCGGCACGGGCGGCGTTTTGCGCCGCCGTGTTCGCCTGCCCGCCTCGCTGCCCGATTGCGGCAAGGTAGTCTTTGACCGGATCAGCCATTGCTGGCCTCGCGCGCGATCACAGCTTCGTCCTGTCCGTTGCGGCCCCACTGGTTGCCGTCTTGGTCGAGCACGATCCACCCCTCACCCTCGCGCTTGCTAGCCGCCTTGAGCGCCGCTTCTGGGGTGCGGTGCGTCGTCTCGCCACGGATGCCGTAAACGTTGCTCACTGTCCACTTGTTGCTCTTGGTCGTCATCTCACATCTCCTTACATGCCCATGCGGACGGCGGGGCGGTTGATATACTCGATCACCTTGGCCGTTGTGCCGGGGCTGGTCATCTCTTTGGTAGCGCCTGGCTTGGTCGCCTGCCACTTGTCGCCACCGAGGTACACCAGCGTGCTGCCCTTGTCGGACTCCAGGCCAAATATCGCGCCGTAATCTTTGCCAATCTCCGGTTGCTTGCTTGTCGTCATCGTCTGTCTCCTGTTGGTTTTTGCTCTATCTCTACCGTCTGGAGACAAGATAACCTAAGCGGCTTAGGTTGCAACAACAATCTGCAACTATTTTGCAGGGGCAAAAAGAGCCCAACCAGCGGGCCGAGCGTACCGTGATCCCGCAGCGGGCTCACGGACGCTCACCCGTCGTGTTCGGTGTACGAAGTTTCCGCGGCTTGGCCTCAAGCATGGTTTGCTCAAATTCGACGCGGCGCATGTCATCTTGGTACCAGTTCACCGATTGAATCGCGTGCTTCAGGATGTGGTCACGAAGGGAAATCGTTGCCCGTTGCTGGTGCTCGTAGAGGTCGCGCCAGAACTCGGCGACCGCCATCCATTCCTCACGGGTGCCTGAATTGATGTTCTCGGTGAGATCATTGGAAAGCTGCAAGATACGGTCACGATTCACGCACCGAACAAACGGGCGCAGATTACGGCGTTTCCGCGTGGCAATTCGCTTCTTTGCGGTGTTCATTCTTGCTCCTTTCCGGGCCGAATCTGGCCCGGAGTGTTCGCGCTCTCAAAATTCGCAATCGCCGTGTCAATGCGAGCGATGATCTCGCCGCCGATTTTGTCGCCGCACGTTTTCTTAATCGCCGCGTTGCGATCTGCTTCCGCCCTCGCAGCTCGGCAAACTCGAATCAGACGCGCCCAACAAGCCGCCTCTGATCGGCCAAGCCTTTTAGCGATGATTCGCATTGGAAGACACGCCTTGTCCCCGCCGTCTTCGTACAGGCGGATCAGTTCTTCTGACTCTTCCGCAGTCCAGTCGCGAACCAGTCGAGGCAGCTTATTGAAAGTCCCGCCTCGAGTTTGATGTGATTTCGTTCGTTTCATCATCGGTCCTTTCAAACGCTGCTCGTGGTGTTCGGTTTACACGTCACAAGCTGCGAGTTACTGGTCAGTCTGTCAGTGGGAGGAACCTCAAACGGAGTTAGTCCGCAACACGGCATTGCGCCTTCGCCATCAGATGGGCATAAATGCACGACCGAACCATCCTTTCGAGCGTAGCCAGACCCCGCGGCGGGCTTCGGCCCGCTCAAGGTGGTGTTGGGCAAACGCATCATCGCCTTGGTCATTTGCTGGTTTAGTCGATCTGCAACCGTTATGCGTGCAAGCATCCATTCGCGATGGGCCTTTGTGCCAGCATCCTCGCCAGGCCATGGATGGCCATAGTCTGCGAGAAGATCGGGCATGAGCGTTAACAGAGATAGGCCTCGATCCTGCCCAACAATCGGGCTCATAGGTACGGCGGTTGCCGCAAGGAGTTGTTTCGACTCGCTCACGATGCACCATCTTTCTCGGGCCGACCCTGGCCAGGGGTGTTCGGAGGTACAAATTCAACGCGAGTGCGCCACGGGAAGGCAACGATGCTGTCTCCATTGTACCCATACCCGCGCATTCCAAGCCTAATTGAATCAGGCCCGTGCTTGCGCGCAATGATCCATTTGCGGCTGGCGATGGAATGGTCCGGCTTAAGCCACGTATAAAGAGTGTCGCGCCATAAGAATCTGTCGCCTTGCGTGAGCTTGCTGACAGCCACGCCCCGAACGACTGCCTTGAGGTTACGGCCATTCCGCTGGCGCTTCATGTCCGCACCTCAGGCGAAGTGTGCGCCTGATTGTCGTGGTAGGTGTCCAGCGCGCTGTCGATACATGATGTCATTTCGCGCACGAGGCTGCGGAGGTGTTGCTCGGCCTCTTGAATCGTCGAAAACTGCTGGCCGGTTCCGTCCATGGTGACAATGATCGTCTCCCCGGTTGTTGAGTGAACCGTCTTGTGTTTGCGAATGCTGATCCTCATGGCGAACCATCCTTTCGAGCGTAGCCAGACCCCGCGGCGGGCTCTGGCACGCTCAAAGGGTTGTTGGAGGTACCTCGAATAGCCGCGAGCCTCTGTCGGTGCTCCGGTGTGTTGGGCCGCTCGACGATAAGCTTTCCGTGATCCTCGCGCATTGTAAGTCCGGGGCCATGTTCCCGCGTCAATGTTTCGGAGATTTCAGAGAGCGACTTGATGGAGATCGGAAGAGCGAATGACGCCACCTCGAGCGGCCCAACAATCGGTGCCACCGTAACAGGCGCCGAGTCATGGTTGTAAGTGTTGCTCATCATCTACCTGCTTAATCGTAACCGACCCATAAAACGGCATCAATCCGCAAATGGCTTCTTCCGCAGTCTCAAACGAACACCGCTGCTCTACGATTGAATCTTTCGGATACATCGGCACAATGAAATAGCACCTTGAGTTGAGCATTTGAAGCAAAAAAACGGTTCCGGACGAAATACTCATCCAAAGCGTGCCGACTTCAATCGGCCTGCGCGTTGCGTGCTGGCATTTGACGGTGACTTTCATGGTCAGAACGGCAGATTGTCCGGCGATTGCGCGCCTTGCTGATGCTGACTAGGCGCAAATTCAGGACGTTGCGCGGAGTCGTTTCTAGGCGGATTGTCGTTTGTCCTGCTGGCCTTCCATTCATCTTCGTACATGTTGTGCGTTGGGTCTCTTTCCGTGTCGCGCTTCATTCGCCGCGATATGACGCACTTGAATTTTCCATCATGGTCAGAGATGGACATGATCCATGCACAGAATTTTGCGGCATCGCCGCGCATGTTTATCAGCGATCCGCCGTTGTCAAAGTTGCGCTCCCAAAGCCCTGCGCCTTGGACGTAGTTTTTCTTTCGCTCGTTCATGTTGCTCCTATTTAACCAAAAGCGCAGCCAGCGCATCAATCCCGCGGTCCATATCACGGTCGTACTTTTCGCACAGATTGGCTGCAAATCTGTATTTTGGACGCGCATTAGGATTCGCCGCGATGATAAGCCTAAATTCCTTATGCGTCATGCGCGGGTATCCAGACAGATACAACTCCTTCGGGCCTTCACATACTTCACGCGCCCGCGGCTCACTCATTCCAAGCTCCACCAGCTTGGCGTAAATCTGTTCCTCCGTAATGCTGATATTCGGCTGGCAAAATCGAATGTCGGGCGGAAGGTCAGAAAAAGACATCAGTGCTTTTGCCCCGCTCCATGTTTCGTTGTACATCCAAACAACCATCGGGGCAACTCGGCGCATCAATTCAGTGCGTTCCCCATTGGCAATCCATGCGGCCAGATTCATCAGCACTACTTTCCCCTCTTGTTCCAGCTTCTTTCCGGGCTGACGCTTTGTAGTGCGCTTGCCATGCCACATCAAATCGCCGCGTTGCTGCGCCAATCGCTCGCTGCGCTTTTGCATGTATGCCTCGCGAGAAGAGTAGAAATCTTCTGGTTCCGTGTCAGTCATTTGTGCGCTTTCCTGTAATCAAACGGCTTTGACGTTACGTGGTATCCATTGCACTTGTGGCAAAAGTATGGACGCATGAAATACAGATCGTTCAAGGCTCGCATCATGGCTCTGCTACAAGCCTTACATGCCTTAAAAAGCGACTTGTACCGCACCTTTTTGCATTTCGAATCCATGTGCGCACCATATCATCCACCAATTCCACGTAAAGCAAATTCTCGATATTTTTTCACTTTGTTTCCGGCTCCCATTCGCTTCCCATCATGTCAACCTTTCGCACGTTCGCACTTACAGACCGTGCCAGCTTGTCAACATCATTCGGCGTCTGAACTTCTGTACGCCCGCGCATGTAGTCTTTGCGTGCGTCAAATACCGCATGCCGTAGCTTGTCGATGCGGCTTTGTTCCGTGCCTGCCGTGACTAGCTGTGACACAATCACAGTGCCAAGGCTACACACGCACGGGCAGGAAGTAGGCATTCCGTCCGTTTCATCGGCAGGATGCAAAGGCGTACCTTGCTTTCCGTCAAGCTTAATCTCGCCTGCATCGTGGACGTGGAATCGAAACGACATCCATCCGTTGTTGCAATGGTCGCACTGTCGGCCCGATGATCCTTGGGACATTTCGTGACGGGAGCGAACCATCTGCGTGAGGATGTCTTGCGCGGTAGGTGGCGATGCGTACCCGTTGTCCTTGGTGCGGGTCTGCCACGTTTTGGCCAGCGCAAGGCACGCGCTCTTTATCTCGCCTTTGGCAGGGTTCGGGATGCGGGTAGCAATCACCGCGGCAAATCCATTTGCGTCGCCATCGGTCAGGCGTCGGTTGAACAAAGCCGCGTAGATGTCGGCCCATGATGTAACGTCATCGCTCATGCTTTAATCTCCCCAAAGCTTGCGCGGTTTTGCTGGATCGTCCTTGCGATCAAATTGGTTCGCCCTTGCTTTCCACTTGGCCAATAGCGACGAAAGGCTTGTGACTGGCATTCCGCTGCCGTGCTTCCATCCTTGCGAGTCGTAATGGTTGAAGCATGATTCAACGTCTTCCGCTCGCATGGCGATATTGATTGCCGCCTTTTTTATATCGTCAAGCGTCGGAGGATTGATTGAGTAATCAGTCATGCCAGACTTTTTTTCTGTGCTTTGCTTATCCTGCTGCTTAAGCTCCTGCTTATCCTCCTGCTTATCCGGTGTGCTTAAGCAGCCTCTAGAATATAGAATATGGTCTCTAGCATCTTCATCAGTCTTGTTTTTAAGAGTTGGATTTCCGCCAAGTTTTCCAGCCGCAGACTTTGCCTCGCTCAATTCTGACTCGCGGATCATGCGCCGGCAGAATATGACTCCTGAATCGTCAACGCTGCAAACTCCGTGCGCTTTGAGCTCTTCGATAAGCTGTTCCGCAAACTCCGTCTTTAGTCTCACGTCAAACGCAAGCTGGTCTATGCCAATCTTCGCGCCTGATGCGTCTAGAAGCTTTCCGTATTCGCTTCCCTGCGTCATAAGGCAAAGCATGTCAATCCAAAGCCCACGGGCCGCAACGCTGCATCGGTGAAGTTCGATGTCGCTTAACCAATCGCGTGGGTAAAACTTCATGAACTTGAAGCGCGAACCATCCTTGCACTTCATTTTTCACCACTCATATTCATAAGGTCCATAAAGGATTCGGTTTGAGCATCGATCAATATGACCGGCCAAAGCTTTGCGACCACGTATGCTCCTTTTTTTATTCCATAAAGCTCGATCAGTTCCGACGGCTCCATGTAGGCAAACGTTGCGCATATCGACTCATATACAGAGTGCCACTTTTCATGACAGTCCTCGCAAAGTACGGTAAGGTCAATAAGCTCATATTCCCACGGCTTGCGCCCTTTTTTGTACATGCGATGATGTACGTTGAGCTTTTTTTCCTTTGATCCGCAACCGCGGCACGTAAACTGGTTTTTCTCCAGCACTTCAAGCCGCTTTTTCTGCCATCGAGGATCGTCAAGCAGTTCGCGATATGACTTGCGTTCGGACATTGTGGCACCAAAAAAGACCCCTACGACAAGTGGTGATAGTTGGCCGAACATGGCATTGCTGCCACGGATTGCCTCACTTGCTTTCGGGGTCAAAGTCATTTTCCTGCGTTCGCTATCGGCCTATCACAGCCGCGACGGAACCAACCGTCACGCGCACCATACACCGTGCATCACAAAATTGCAAGGCTGTCAAGTGGTTTTTTATGCGGTTGTTCCAAGCACTTCCTTGGCCTTGTCTTGCGCGTCTTGTGCCGACGAAACAGCGAACGCATCATCGACGGACACAGTACCTTCGCGGATCGCCGTATGCAAGCCAATCAGCGTTTCAAGGTCGGCAAGGTCAATATCGTCAATCTTCGCCTTGCCAAGCTTGGCGAATACCCGCGCCGGCTGTACGCCCATTTTGGCAAACGAGTCCATTGCCTTTGACCTGCGCTCTGACAACGTTGAGGCGTCACCGATGGCAACCTTCTTTGCCTGCTCCATGACGGGCTTAATGAGAGCCATCGGAACGACCTTAAAGGCTGCATCACGGAATGCAATCGCCGCGCCCGCATTCGTGGCAAGGTTGATGTCATCCTCGTCAATCACGTCGCGGTTTTTCTTCTTCGTGATGCGCCTCCGCTTTTCGATCAGCACGCGCACATTGTGTTCCAAGTCGTGCGCCGTGGCCTGAATCGTGACATGCGGATTGTCGCCGGTCGTAACCACTTCAACGACTCGACTGCCCACCATGATATTTCCATAGCACGTAATTGCAATTTCGGCCAGACGAACGCTGGGGCCTTCAATCGTCTTGCCACCACGCGGAAGCTTGTAAAAGCATCCCTCTGCGGTTTCGGTATCCAGAGTGGCAAAGTTAAGCATGCGCTGCTTGACCTCGCCAATGTTGGCAAGCGTAGTATGTTTAGGATACCGCTTGGCCGTCGCAATCTGAATGTCGATCTGCGCCCGCTCCATGCTTTCGACTGCGCCGGGTGCAATCACTTCAATTTCGCCGATCGTTTCGTTCACTTCCGCGCCACCTTTCCAGACCGCAATGCGATATGCAGATTCGCCGCGGCGTAACCGAATACCTCGTCTATTTCCTCCGGCGTCATGTTCGCCGCTTCGCGCATTGCCCACGGCGTAGCCCATGCGCTGTACTTCGTTGCGTCTTTAGCTCGTTCGATCACTTCTTTTGCGTTCATGTGTTTCCTTTCACTTCAAATTTCGCGACCACGCAACCACGCGATAAGCCGCTTCAAGTGCCTTGTCGTTGTTAGCCGCCGGGTGACTTACGATATACTTCGCCATTTCGTCGCGGTCTGTTTTGTACCGTTCGATTTGCGAAACATGGTCATCGTGCATCTTGTCGATCTTTTCGTTCAGTCGTTGAATCTCGCGACGCATTGCGCCTATGTCGTCAAAGTCGTCTGCCGTTGCTGTGGGTGTCATGTCATCTCCATTTGATTGCGCCACGTTACCGAATCGCGGGCCAAGGTAAAGACAATTATGCGCCGACTTGCGAAAAGCTGCGACCGTCGCGCTTGTTGGTCCGCGCCGACTGCATGATCTCGCGACGTTGGTGCATGTCCCATTCGACAACGACAAGGGCCATTTCATCGCGTGACTTTGCATTTCCGATGCACTTGATTGCGGTCAAGGCATGGCGATGCCGCCTGTCTTGATGCTTCATGCGGTCGGTGATTGTCACTTTGCCCATCTTCTAGATATTTCTAGCGAAATATGATGCGGCAAATATCCAATGTACGGCTGTACGTTTCCGGGCATTGTAGAATGCAGGAATGATATTCCGGTGCGCTCGCACCGTTCAGAGCAAAAGTCACCTCCATTCCACCCCATTTTTAGCAATGATGAATCGCGCTTGCACCACGAGCATTTTTGCTTTTCTTCACTCATCGACCAATCTCCTTTTCCCATTCCTTGACCAGTTCGGTTACGACTTCGAACGTCCGCGCCTCTTTCCAGCATCCAAGCGCAATCATTTCGCGCTGGCCGGGCTGGTAGTGGCTGCGAATCTTTAGCTCAATCATTAGGCAATGGCGCATTGCAGCATCGTAAATCATCAGGTCTGCCATCAGCGGGTTGCATACGGCATTATTTAGATGCCCGTACCATCCAGCAAACATTCGCTGCCTATGCTCTGACTCGGCATAGTTTGCCGACATTGGGCAATAACCACGATGGCGCAACCACAATTCGCAATCGCGCTGCAACTCTGATTCGCGTGAGTTGTTCCATGCCTCCGCACTTGCAAGCTGTTTATCCATTTGATCCGCTGCCTTTTCGCGCTCCGCCTTTGTCATATCCTTGACCGGCTTTGGCTTCGTATTTTCCGCGATAAACTCTTCGCTTGCATGCGGAAACATGGCGAGCAGTTCAGTACGGTTCATTGAGTGCCTTCGTTATGATTGAATCAAGCGTGGATTCGATAGACTCAGAAAAGAAGCGGTGCGATTGTGCATCCCACTTGCGGCCGTCAATGCCGTCAACGCGACGGGCTTGCATCATAAGCATGACCAGCGTCTCTAGGTCTGACTGATCCGCCGATGCTAGTACCCCGCGCCACTTGTTATACATTTCAACAGCTTCGATGCGCGCATCTTTCGTTAGTTCTGTCATGCCACTTCCTCCACAATCCACTCCTTCACTCGTTCAAGGTCCGCCGAACCATGCGACATCAGTGCGCGACGCTTGGCCGTGAAATATGCGATGTTGAAATCCGTCTGCGCATCGCCAGTGCCGCAGATTCGGAAGTCGCCGGAAACGCATACCGTCGCACCGTCAATGCCTTTGTACCGCCATTGCCGCAGGTTAATCGCGGCGTAGTCCTCGGCGCGCAATAGAACCACGTCCTTAAACATGATGTCTTTGCCTTTGATTTCGGCGCGTGTCGTGAGTACCGCGACGCCGTGCTTGTACTTGGTCATCGGATCACGCTTGTCAACCGGAATGCAGTCTCCAGCGTCAACTATTTTGCCGCGGATGTGTTTCATTGTGGCTCCATGCTGAACAAATGCCCATCGGCTGCATCGTGCTCGGCTATTTCAAGATTGGCGCATGCCTGCTTCCAATACGATTCTTTCAATTCAGAACCAAGGAACTTGCGTCCCTCCTGAATCGCAACCACGCCCTCGCTTGCGATGCCTCCGAATGGACTGAATACGACATCGCCCGGATTGCTCCAAAGTTTCAGTGCGCGGCGGATCACTTCAAGCTGTAGTGGGCAAATGTGTCGTTCGTCGTTTTCTTCGCGGGCCGATTCTTTTTGCAGCGTGTCAGACGGGTTGATGTCCATCCAGACCGGTGATGCGTAACGCTGCCAAAGCTGAACGGGGAAATCCTCTGCGGTATGCTCAACGCGCTCTGGATTGTCACCCGGCTTGCGCATCGTGACAAGGTAATCAGGAATTCCCTGCCGCGACATGCACGAATCCTTTTTGATCTGCTTCCAAAGCAGTCCTAATGCCTTTGTGCGCTGCATAGCGGTAACTGGGTCTTTCCAGATGCAAACCTCCGAATGGAAGATAAACCCGAACGATTCAAACAGTCGGATCAATTCGCCGCGGAAATCGCGAATTCCAATGTATCCGTGATTCTGCTTGCTTGTCGGAAGATTCATGCAATGGAACGACACCAAACGCCCGGGCATCATAGCGCGGTACAGTTCCTTGACCATGTAGCCAAAGTGCCGCATGAACTCGCCATCGTCCTTGCTGTTGCCCATATCGCGGTCGCTGTTGCTGTAGATGTAGAGCGACGAAAACGGCGGACTGAATACAGAGAAGTGCAGCGAGTTGTCAGGCTGTTCTTTAACCAAGTCAACGCAGTCGGCAAGGTGCATAGTCCATCCTTTGCCAGACTTGACCTTGCGAACGTATCCAGATGTTTGCCGCGATGTCATTCCATGAAGCTCTGCCGTATTGATGTCTTTCATGTGTTCAAGCATTTCGTTCGCCATGTTTTCCGCGTCCTTTTCTTTCCGTTTGATGTTGCTCACAACCGCGCCCTCAATATCCGCCGTGATTACATGCACGTTCACGGATTGCTTTTGACCGAATCGCCAGCATCGGCGCACGGCCTGATAGTATGATTCCCATGAATCAGACAGGCCGACGAATGCCATGTTGTGACATGATTGGAAGTTCATGCCCCATCCAGCAATGCGCGGCTTACTGATAAGGACGCGAATCTCGCCCGCGGCAAATGCCATTAGCGATTTTTCCTTGTGCTCGTTACTATCGCTGCCAGATACTTCAACGGCACCATTAATCGCCGAAGCCAGTGACTCCGATTCGCTGTTAAGATTGCACCAAACAAGCCACTGACCGTCGGTGCCATTGACAAGTTCCGCGCACTTCTTAACGCGGGCATCTACCGTTGCGCGGCGCGCTCCAATGCGTTCTTGCAAAGTAGCCGCAGGAAGCGGAATCAGCATATCATCGGCGGCAGATTCGGCATGAATTACATGCTCATGGTATGCCAGCGGCGGAAGAGTAAAGCCATCATCGCTATAGCCAAGGTCCGAGGGCTTGCGGATCATCACGGCCCACGAGCATAGCCACTTCCAGAAATCAGACTTGGCGTGTCCCTTCAGTCGCCATTTCTGCGTTTCTCCGCCATCATGCACAAAGAACATGGCAAGCATTTCTTCCCGCGTCATGCTGCCGACAAACTCGGCATGGTTGCCAATCTCCATGTAATCGTTTGGTGCGGGCGTGGCGGTGCATGCAAGTCGAAACGGAACGCGACAGAACTTGGACAAGATAATATCGCGAGTTGCGCCGTCATGACTCTTGATGATGCTGCTTTCATCCAGAACGATTCCGCCCCACTTATCGGCTTCGAAGTGTTCGATCATTTCGTAATTGGTAATGATGAGCTTTTCCAGCATCGCATCGGCGTCAGACTGGCATCGCGCATACGCCACCGAATGCCCGAACTTCGCGCCTTCGCGGATCGTTTGCTGTGACACGGCGAGCGGGGCAAATAGCAGGACGCGGCCCGGAACATGCGATGCCCATTCAAGCTGCATCGGAGTCTTGCCAAGTCCGCAGTCAGCCCAGATGCACGCCCTGCCTCGAATCAGTGCCCATCGCACGATATCGCGCTGATATTCAAACAGCATGGACGATAACGCGGGAACGTCCGTCAATCCCGTAGGCGAGTCTTTTAGTGCCCTGCCCGCAATGAACTGCTCATACTCTGTCACTTCCTCATCTCCTTCTTAACGCCAAACGTTTTCACGGCGCAGGTGAATCCGCCAATCGAACCGAACACGATGCACGCCGCAATGAGTCCGCATCCGATTGCGCGGACTAGCCACGGGCGAAGGTCGAACAGGCACGCGATGATGTAGCTGCGGATGCTGCTCCAATTGCGGCGTATGTATGCCATCGTTTGCCATCCAGCAACCGCGCCGATTATGAGCGCGCATATATGTCCGAGTGTAGTCATTTCGCGCCGTCAACTTCCTGGTCGCATACCCAAACTCTCAATTCTGTTCCACGCGCACCGAATTGATCCGGTGATGCACGCCACTCGCCACCTACTTTATGCCGTGGCCTCACGCGGCTTGCCGCATAGTACTTTTCGCCAATGGCATATACGGCAGGACCGGAATATCGCTGATACCGATATTCGCGGATGTCGCGGGCATCCATTCCAATTGATTCGGCGATAATGGTTGATGCTTGTTTCATTTCGCACCGTCCATAACCAGCAGCGCGAACAGGCACGCGCCCACAAAGCCAATGACCGGACACACGGCGATGCAGATAATGCTGTGCCGGTGTTTGTACGACATCGCGAGCAATGCGCCCTTGAATCGGACGGTTGCGGTTTGTTTGGTTGTTGTCACTTCGATTCTCCTTTGTTCCCGCGCATCATACCGACGCGCTTTTTAGTGTCCACTTTTTTCGCCGCCTGATTTCCGGGTTTGAATCCTGCCGCCCGTCGCTGCGCTATTGCCGCTGGCGTCATTGTCTTTTTGACGCCGCGGGACAGGCGGGCAAGTGATTGTGCCGCTTTGTTCACTTTGCTTTCACCACTCGGTGCTGCTTGCAAAAATCAGACCAATACGGGCGCACCTTGCCGCATCCTTTGCACTTGCACTTCAAATGTCCTTTACCAATTGCGCTCATCTCATTCCTCACTTTCTGCCGCCACTGTTACACGGAACCGCTTTCGTGTCCAAAGAAATCGAAAACTTTTTTTCGCACGATTTTTCTTGCGTCTGGTTTTGTGGGTGGCATAGTCCCGCGAAATTGGAGGAAGTATGGACGAAATGGAACACATGCGGCAAAAATGGACCCCACAATTTGACAATGGAACTTGGCACATTGTGGCAGACTATGGATGGTGCGTAGCCGGCACCATAAAAGCACTGCCCGGGGACTTATCCGGCGAAAAGACATGCCGCGCAATATGCGATGCACACAACACGCAACTTGAAAAGGAGAACACAACATGAGCAACGACCAAATCACCGACGCGGAACACGAAGCAAGCGAATGCCTGCGCCGTGCCGTGGATATTGAAAAGAAAATGGACGCAATCAAGGAAGAGATCAAGGAACGCACGAAAGAAATGCGCGAGGACCTGGCCGATTTGAAGGCGACGCACAAGTCGCTTTTGGCGTCTGCAAAGCGGCTGGCTAAAGAAGGTGCGCAGACGATTGCGAAGGGATTGACCGATGGACAAAATTAATCCGAAAGAGGCTCCGAAGGGATACTATGCCGCGCCTGTAAAAGACGCGATTGATCCCTGCGGAGGTTGTGCATTTTATCGCAATACGCGACTTTGTGGTGACAATCCATGTATGCAGCATGAAAGAAACGATCATCAATTAGTGATATTTCGCAAGCTGAAAAAGCGCAGCAAATGACCACTCTCCCGCAGCGTCGGAACAATTTCCGTGCATGTACACGCCGTGCATAGGCTTTCCGGTTTGGTAGCCTGACGCTGCGGGCGTTATTTTGGAGGATGACAATATGAACGAGTTTCAAGAGTTCCCGAAAATGGCGCGGTATAGCCGCGAGGTAATCGTGACCGAAAAAATCGACGGCACGAATGCGCAAATCTTCATTGGCGAAAACGGCGAGTTCCTGACCGGAAGCCGCACGCGATGGATTACGCCCGATAATGACAACTTCGGTTTCAGCAAATGGGCGCATGAACACAAAGACGAATTGATGCAGCTTGGTCCGGGCCGTCATTTCGGCGAGTGGTGGGGCAGCGGCATTCAGCGCGGATACGGTTTGACGAATGGCGAGCGTCGCTTTAGCTTATTCAATGTCTCGCGGTGGTGCCTGCATGGTACTGCGCCAAGTCAGATTCCGTCTGCCGATACTCGCGTTGTAAAAATGCAGGACACGCTTCCGCCGTGCGTTGGCCTTGTTCCTGTTCTATGGAATGGCCGGTTTGATATGCTGGACGTTCCATATATTATATCAACACTTAATCAATGCGGAAGCTGCGCGGCGCCCGGATTCATGCGCCCCGAGGGAATCGTAATCTATCACGTAGCCGCTGGCATTGGCTTCAAAAAGACAATCGAAAAGGACGAAGTTCCGAAGTCCATGGCTGGGTTGAGTCAATGATCCTAGACGCCGACAACTACCACGGCAAGGACGCGAACCTTGCGTATTTCAGCAACTCGCAAGTGTCGAAGTTACGCGAATGCGCCGCCAAGACCGTTGCGCAACTGCATGGACGCTGGCCGGACGATGAAGCCGGCGATGCGCTGCTAATCGGTAGCTATGTGGACGGTGCGATTTTGACGCCGGACACACTGGCGAAATGGTGCGAGGATCACGCCGACGATATGCGCTCGCCAAAGACGGGCAAGGAATACGCATGGGTGACGCAAGCCCGCGCAATGTCAGTGCGCGCCATCCGAGACGATCAATTCATGAACGTCCTGCGCGGAGAGCATCAGGTCTATATCACGTTTGACCTATTCGGGCATACATTCAAGGCCGCGCTTGATTCAGTGGACGTGTCGCGTGGATACTTCGCGGACCTCAAAACATGCCCGTCGTTGTCGCATACGAATTGGGACAACGAAGTACGCAAGCATGCGCCATGGTATGACCGTTATTTTCAGCAAGTCGCGGTCTATTGGGAGGCGTACAAAGCGAAGTACGGCGAATCACCGCGATGCGCATTTATCGCGGCAGTCACGAAAGAAGTTCCGCCCGACATCGGCATCATCATGTTTGACCGCTCCGTTCATGGCGTGCGCATGGATTACGAGCTTGACCAGGTCAAGGCGAACATTGACGCATGGGCAGCAATGAAGCGCGGAGAAATTGAACCAACCGCGTGCGGATCGTGCGACTACTGCCGCGCTACAAAGAAGCTTACGATGGATAGCGTGAAGGTGGCGAAGGATGTGCGGTACGGATTCTAACGCCGCGGCCAGAAATAACGCCGCCCCTTCCACATCTTTGATTCAAGCCGCTTGTCTGCCATCAGAATTTCAAGCGTCCGCTTTTCGGTGCATCCAGTCTTGCGCCTAGCATCCTTGACCGTGAACGCACCTTCCGGCGGTGGCTGTCGTTCATCTTCCAACTGCGCAAGGAACTGATCGGACAATGCTTTTAGCGATAGCTTTTTCATGCGACTCCTAGAACGGCATTCTGAATTTGCCTGATTCATCCATGCGAATCTGCCATGCGTGCGTCTCTTTGCCGTTGTGTTCGGTCAGGATGAATCCGTTTGACCATGCCAGCGTTGCGCGACGATGGCGAGCGTATCCGGCTTTGTGCTCATCTCCTAGCCACCCGATGCACCGGCACATTGGCGAGCCTAGCGACCGGCCAAAGCGTTCTTCAATTCGATGCAAGTGCGCAATGTACGTTTCGCGTGCCGTCATCTCCGCATGATCCCGCACGGCTTGTTCGCCCACCATGTAGCCGTGCCCCCACAATGCCCCGCTATAGTCAAACCATCCGCGCTTGATGTCATACGGCAGGACAGTGAGGCCAAGCCGTTTAAACGTGCTTTGCGTGCGTTCCTGCATGGCTTCCGCAAGGTAACGCTTCATCGCGTTTGGATGTCCAAGGAATCGCTCGGGGCGAATGTCGTGATTGCCTAGCGTCAGAACCTTTACGCTGGCCTTTCGCCCAAAGTACCAATTAAGGAAATCAAACCCTGCCTCTAGGTCTAGGCCGATGTCCTCGCCTTCGTCGCGGCTACCATCTGCCCCAGCTCGCAATGCCGTCGTGTCTATGTAGTCGCCAAGGTGCCCGATTACTTTAGGCTTCCACTTATCGAAAACTGTTTCTAGCGCGTCGTATGCTTGCGGCAACATCAGTTGCGCGTGAGTACACCCGACCCATACGCCGCGCCAGAACTTCATTTCCACCATCTCCCAGCGAATAGTTGAAGGCCGGCAAATCGGACGTGCGCCATGATAGACCATCCATCGGCTAGAAGTACGTCGCGATATGCTTCGTTCGCTTCTTCAAGCGTCCATACCTTGCCCGTCGCATCAGCTTCGCCGGCATGGTGAAGGTCGAAAAGGTAGTCGTGCAGAACTGCGGCGGGGTCTTTGCACCAAACATCGCACGGCATTTGATCGTCAGGCACGCCGGTTGATCCGTCGCAGCAATGTTGTTCGTAGCTCCACCAATCATCACAGTCGATGACTCGCGCCGTGTATGCCTCAATCAGCGCAAGCATGGCGGACGGATTGCGCTTCCACAGGTCAACGCCAACTCTACGGCCTTGCGTGCCGCGCATGTTGGCCCAATTCCCAGATAGCCAACGCCAAAGAATCCAGCGCGAATTATCCTTGTTGCGGCAATCTTCAACCGATGATGGCAATGTGATTCCGCCTGGACAATCGACGCGAATGATTGCGGACGCGATGGCGTGCAATTCGCTCGCGCTATTTCGCTCAACAAACAATTCTTGATCGTCTTGGCGGAAGATCATGGCCACGTAGTCGCAACAGTATTCGTCCGAAGCTTGCCCGTCCGGTCAAGGATAAAGAATCCAACGGTGTCGCCCTTGCGCGGTTTGTATACCTTGCCGTTGCCGCTGATGATTCCGCCGCCAATGTTGGCCAGCGTCTTGACCGTCTGGCCTACCTTTTTATGATCGAACCGGCCAGCGATTAGCGTGCCATCATCGGCAATGAAGGCGATGCAAACGTGTCCGTCGCATGTCGCCCCGTCAACTACTTGCGACTTCCATCCGTCCAGCTTGCCATATTCAAGCCGCACGTTTCCGCCTTCTATCTTTGCGGACTTTAGGCCCCTGTCAATCGTCGCGCTTGCAGGAGACTCTTTGCGGCCCTTGTACCATCCAATGGCACCGACAAGCGGAAAGACATCGGCGGGGCGTACAATTGGCGTTTCCGGCTGTTCTGCGGGCATTGGCGCGGAATCATCCTCCGCAAGCCACGTCAGCAACTCGCGTGCGCCATCCTCGCCAAAGCATTGGTTTAGCTTGGCCGTTACAGCGGTTACACCATGCAGGTCACGAAGCGCGGCAAACTGAGGGCGGATGTCCTTGCGTCGCGCAAGCTTGGCTAGTTTGACCAGATCGGATTCTAGCGGCGTCATGATTACAGCTTGTTCAGCAGGTCCGCGTTATTCGGCGCATTCGTAACCGGATCGACAACCGGAACCGCAACCGGCGCAACGGCAGATTCCACAAGGCTGCGCTCGTATCGGATCGTAGTCACGGCCCGCACGCCGTTCGTGAGCTTCGTCCCGTTGTTGTCAACGTAATCGACGATCCGCACGGCATCATCCGGCAGTTTCTCCATGCCTACGCTTGCGCCTTCGCCCTCGCGGAACTTGTCGAGGATGACGCGACCGCCCGGAACTTTATCGGCGTACTTATTGGTTACGCCCTGAACCTTGGCGCACCCGCTGGCCATTGCGACCAGCATCAGACTTGCGGCGATTCGTTTCATGGTTTTCCTTTCAATGTTGAAGCGCAAACGGGACTGTCAACCCGCACCCCGGACATTCCAAACTCGACGTTCTGCCGTCCGGCTCTTGCCGCCTATAGCGCGGCTTGTGACTGGCGCGATGATTGCAACGTGTATCGCTGTGCGAATGTCCGTTGCGAAGAATCGTCATCGTGCCATCCGATTTCGGCTTGAGTTATTGCGCGTCAAAAAACAGCGTTGCGACTGCGGCAGGATTTGAACCTGCATGGGAAAATTGCGGCATCCTTTATTCGTTGTGCGGTTATTATCCGCATCGAAAGATGTTTGCAACCATCATACGACCTAAGTGAAAAGCATTTCCCACCTGCTCCCGGTGCGTCTTTACATTCCGCCACGCAGCCGCAACATCGCGATACCTACGCAATCACGACGCGATTGTCAAGGATGCTGAACAACCTTTTTCGCTTCCGCAATCTCGCGCGCCCGCGCTTCGACCTTTAGGTCTGCAACGTCGCCGGCAACGGCGTCCAGCTTTGATTCGATTCGCTGCACGTCCGTCTTCGTAGCGATGCTCAGAATAGACAGCGCGCCAGTGCCGCCGCCGCCTAGACCTAGCAGGCACACAACCAAAAGGATGGGATGCCGCGCAATGTCTCGCGGCGTGATGTTTAGCTTACCGTCTGCTGTCCGTGTCATGGCGATATTCCTTTTGATCTAATTGCTTGAACTTCGTCCTGCGATGGCGCGAATCGCATGATCTGAAAATCCCAAAGTGAACCCGCAAACGGTCGCAATGGGGCGGCATTCGTTCGCGTTAATCCGCCGATGCCGATGCCAGTTGCCCACGTCTTAAACGTGCTTCCGCTTTCCGCCGTGACTGTCGTATTACTCGACGGATTGCCGTCTAGATACATGCGCAACTGCCGCGCATTCCCGTCATACATCGCAACGACATGGTGCGGCTGGCCGTCGCGTACGTTATTCGTCATCATCACCAAATCACCTGACGACGAATCGGCGTCACGGCAAGACATGTAAATGCCATTGCCACCTCCCGCTGGCCGGTTAAGCTCTAGTGCCATCAGCGTTCCGGGCGAACCCATATTCACGCCGGCTAACGCTTGGTCCTGCGTCGCTGCAACCTTGAACCACAACGCAATCGCGCATGATTCGTTTGTCGCCAGCGTTCCGGTCAGCTTCGTATGGATAACGCTTCCTGCCGCGCCTGCATTCGTCGCACTTGTCGCCGTAAAGACCCATCCCGTAGCCGCTGCCGCGCCTGACAGTCCAGCGGCATCTTCAACGATTGATCCTACCTGCCCGCCCGGAACAAGGTATCGTCCCATCGTCCGCGAGTCCTCGCCCCATTGCGCGAACGCATTGCAGGCTACAAGGCACGCGATTACAATGCGCCGCATCATCGCTCAACCTCGCCAATGGGCGGCAGGAATGAACGCGCCGCGTTTGTGGAAGCCGCTCCGACCGCGACTTGATTGCCAGCAAAAAATGGGATAACGGCCCGCGTTCCCCATCCGCTTCCGTCCACCTGATAAACCGCCGTAGTGGTCAAGTTCACCGTCGCAAGCCGATTCGTTCCATCAAACGGCGTGAACCATACGCTATTCGTCGCCGTGTTCGTCCATGCTACGTAGTCGATAAAGACCGTGCCGCGATTCGTCGCGACGCTGGAAAGGCACATCGCCGCGCCCTGCGCCACGCGATACGTTGCCGCCGTAGATAGCGTGCGGATGCTGGCGCGATACGTCGTTGATGTGGTGAACGGTGTCTCGAATCCAAGCGACACGCCGCCGCCTGCCGGAACGTCGGTTGAAATATCCCACGCGCCGCGCATAGATGGCACTTTCCATACGACGTTTGATGTCAGCGTTACGGACCCGCCAGAGAAGTTTGTGATGGCCGCGCCGTTCAATCCAGTCAGGCCGGAGCCGTTGCCGGCAAATGATCCAGCGGTTACCGACTGACTAACTACCAATCCAGCGGAAGTGATTCGCGCCCGCTCTGAATTGTTTTGCCCCAGAATCATTGGCGTGTCATTGATAGTTCCAATGCCGAACAGCGGAGCGGTAGAGGCAACGCTCATGCTTCCGTTGCTGGTCATTCCGAAGTGTCCGATGTTGTAATCGTCCGCTGAAACGAACACATCGAACGCGGTTGAATTGACATACTTCCGATTCGTGCGAAGACGGATATGCGCGTAGTTCGTGGTCTCTTCTGTGATCCATCCGGCATAACGCCAATACCAATCATCGTCAGTCCAATCGTAATAGCTAGCCAGAACGCGAGACCACGGCAAGCCTCCCAGCGTGCCCGCAGCGGATGCGCTATTCGTGGACATGAACCTATTGGCTAGGTCAATGTTGAACTCGAAATTATCGTACCAATCAGGCTCAAATGCGATTCGCAGGAATACATTGTTAGTGTCGGTGATGGTCCATGATGGTACTGCCGGATTGAAAATCCCATTGTAGTCAAACGCTAAAGCCTGATCCTCGATTCCGGGCGAATTGGTGCGAGCGTATTGCGACAACGTGCGCCAGACGGCATTTGTGGACTGCGGTTGATATGCAATGGACGCGCCGGATGCCACGTTTGTTGCGTCGGCACTTCCGCCTCCGCCCGTATTCGTCGCGCTGATGTAGGCAAAGCCGTTTGCGTTCGTGATTACCACGCCACCAAGCCCGCCGGCCTGCACGCCGTTTGTGTCAAGCTTTCCGTTCAAAAGGCGGTTGCTGAACGCCATCCAATACGGGTCCATTTCAGGCACGCCCTGATGTATCCACGCAATACCTGCGCTAGAATGAGCGCGAATCACATAGCCTACATGCGTTGACTTCGCGGGATATGCCGCCGGCGCATTCGTAAATGTTCCTTCTCCGTCAAGGTATAGGTCCGCGCCATTGGTGTAGTATGTTGTTGGCAATGATAGATCATGCACCGCGCCGAATGCCGTAACGTAAAGGTTACTATCCGATCCCGCATCCATTGTAGCCATGCCGATGAAGTGGCCCGCATTTGTGGCATTCGTCGCGCTTGCTCGGTCAAATCTCGGAGTAGTTCCGCCCGGATCATTTACCAGCTTGAGAAGCGTTCCGTTTGTAATGGCCATGCCACTTTTGTTTTGCCCGTACAGATACATTTCCATGCCTACCTGCATTCGGACATTGGTATCTGCCATTGTAAGCGTAAGCGTCGCCTCGTTCGTGTCCCATCCAACTCGGCCAGCGGAATACGTCAGCGCGGTATTGGTGGCGAATTGCAGGCCGTTGCTAATCGTCAAGCCGCCGAGGATGGCGTTGTGCTGGTTTCCGGTGATTGAACCCGACGCAGCCGCAATGTTCCCGGTGAGTACTGCCGCGCCAGTCGCTTGGTCAAAGCCAATTCCGGGCACCGTGCTGCCAACCGTGGCGACGTAGCTAGCCGGATTGGTGAACGTCAAGGCCGCTGCGCCGTTGCCCATCGGTGAACTGATGATCGTGAACACGCCTTGCCGATAGACGAAGGGAAGGCCCGCAACTCCGACCTCATAGATGAACGTGCCGTTGGTATTCATGGCCGCGGGCGTAAATGTAAAATCAACAATGCCCGACGTGCTAGAATTGACGTAGGCCCACGAGGACGTTGCCACGTTCGTTGCCGTGTTCGTAGTTGCCCATGACATCGCAGGAACATAGCCGGTCAAATCGACGGCGTTAGTTCCGTCCTTAAACGTAACGCGAAATGTCCGCTCATTCGCTTGGTACGATTGCAGCGATGTCACGACGGGCGATTGCGAATTGACCGACACCGGATAAGGCGCGGGACCGGCGGCAAATGCGAAAAGCGGGGCGAGTGTCAACAGAAAAATGCGCTTCATGGTGTCACCTTGTTTCACAGTTCAATTATAATTGCAAGCACTATTTGTAATCGAATCCGCCAGATACATTCCAGCGGATAATCCACCGGCTCACGGGGGTATCGTGGCCACGAATCGCAAGCGTGTTGTTCGGTGGTGTCGATGGCGCTGGCGGTATTGATTGCGCTCCGGCTGGGTCTTCGCCAATTAGTATCGCGTTCGTCGTATTTCCTGCCGCGGTTATGCTTCCAAATACGGTGTAATTCGTGGTGAATCCTTGCCCATAGTCGTCATACTCAAGGAACATGTTCGTAGATGCCGGCGAAAGCGGGATGTTTGTAGATACCGAAACGTACAAATCGGCGACATGCGTTATTGATGTGGACGCGCCGCCGACCAAGTGCCGCAAAAACATTCCAGACGTGAGCATGCCATTGGCAGACTGCGTGCCTGATCCGCTTGTAAATAGTGTCTGGCAATAATACCGCGCAAGCGATCCGATAGTAGTGTACAAAAAAGGGCGATTGTCCATCGGGTCAATAGTCCCTCCGCAGCCGGCATCAGTTTGATTATTGAACGCAGCCGATACCGCGGCATCAGAGTCGGACAAGCTTTCGCATGGTGGCCCCGTATCAATATCGTAATTCACGGACTGGTACTTTTCCGTAGGCGCATAGTTTTCACTGTAGGTATGAACCAGCAGCGCAAATATGTTGGTGATGTACTTCCATCCATAATCCGCCGCGGTTCTTCCGGCCTGTATGTAATCGTTCGTGCAAATGATTGTACCTACTTGTCCGTTGGTCAGAACAAGCGAATTGACATGGCCGCAACAGTCGATAAATGCGTTCGTGACTGCGCTGGTAGTTGCGTTCGCGAATGTGACTAGGCATGTAGATACAGACACGCGCCCCGAATCAATCGGCCATAATTCGCGCCATGGTGTATAGGTCAAATAGTTTGTTGGTGCATTCACCAGCGCGATAACCGACGTTGCGGATAGCATTGGAATCGTGCCAGAGCTATTCGTTTTGAAGTAGTCAACGTAGAAGTCGCGATTCGTGGATGCGGTGACGTTCACGAAGTTTGCGGCATAGTCGATGATCCATTGCTTGACGAATATAAGCTGGTCGCGCTCGCTGCGATATACATATGGGAATGATGCAAGCGCGGAAACGACGCCGGCATTGCTGGAAACAGATTCGGTGCGCTCTTTGACTGCCCCGAACGAATCGCGGCCAACAATCTCGCGAGCCTGCAATGCGGCATTCGTGGCCACAAGCGGAAGTGAATACGAGTACGTCCAAGTTGTTGCCGCGCCATTGCTATATGCGGTGATTGTTTTCGTTCCCGATACATTGCCCGTCGTTGACCTCCAGAATTGTGCATCATTTATGAAGTTGTTCGTGGTCAATACCGGCGAGTTGGTGACGTAGTTCGTCACGACGACGCTATGCACCGTGGCCCATATCTGCGTGACTACGGGCGCATGATTGGTGCCATAGCGGTAGTTTTCCCATGCATAGCTGTGCCATCCGGCGAATGATGGCAACGCAAGGAACAGACTAGCCAAGACGCGGTATGTGAATTTCGCGGACACTTGTATCGTAAATCTCTATGTTGTTCGGCATTTCGTCCATGTCAGTACTGGAATATGTGGCCGTTGGTGGATTAGTCGAATAGTTGACCCAGACATAGCGAGCCACGGTTCCGCTGATGGCAATTTTCTTGCCCGCCACGCGAACGTATGCGGACAATGGAATGGATGATCCGTTGCGAGCGCGCTTGCGAACCGGGATGAAGCCGCGTGTTGTCATGTGGCCAGCACCATACACGGCGCGATTCTGACGGATCGCGTCTAGTGCCTGATTAACGTCGCTCGCGGAAGGAATCGGAGATCGCGTCTTGTTTGGCAGTGAGTTTATCATGGATCGCCAGTCCCGCCATAAAGCACGGCGGACCACTTCTCCGCCCACCACCATTCCGTTTCGATGTGCCAGCGCGTCTTTGTAATCTGCCGAACGATGGGCGATTTCTTTAGCCATTCGCCAGCCGGCAATGATCCGATAAGAGTATTGGCCGCGGCATTGTCGGGCGGCGCGGAGACCTTATTGACAAGCGTAAAGTTCGCCCGCACGGCATTGCGCCCGTTCACGATCTTTGATTCGCGGATGACGTATCCAGACTCGAAATAGTCCGCGGTTCCCTTGCACAACAAATCGTAAAGGTCCGTTTGTAGGTCGTTGCTGAATGATACTCCGGTTTGCTGCGCGTCAAATGCTTTGTACACTTCTACGATTTGGTCAACCGTCAACCCGCCATCACCAGTAAACCACGCATTCTGATGCACCGGTTTTAGGTATTCGTTTGCAAACATCTCGTAAAGCTTGGTGACGCCATTCTCTACGCTCGTTCCAATGACCGACTCGGCATCGGCCTTTTGAATCGTCAGCGTGCCCAGACCCTTTCCTTCGTCGTAATCCATAACGACGAATGTAGGATCAATAAGCGCAGCATTTTTGAAGCCATCATAAATGGCCGCGATTGCAGCCGTGGGTCCGCGCCATGTGTACAGCTTGCTTTCACCGCCGCCCTGCTGCCATCGGTACTTTGTTCCCTGCGGCGTCGCCTCTGTGCTGCCAAGTATTTCAAGCGCGCTCATTGCTCACCGTCCACGGCCTTCGCCATTACGCTTTCAATCTTTTCGATTCGGTTAAGCATCTTGGCGGTAATGTCGTTGCCTTTTTCCAAAAGCTGCGCCTGTTTTTCTGCATCGCGAAGCTCGCGCATATTTGACCGACCACCTATTTCACCACCGACGCGGGCGTACTGGTCCGCAGAAAAACGGCTTGAAAATCTATCTTTTCCAGATTCAAGCGCGGACATTTCAGCGGCGGCATCCTGCTGCGCTTGCGCCTTATCTTCTGCCTCTTTTTTCCAAGCTTCTCGACGCTTCTCCGCTGCCTGCTCCTCTATTTTGACAAGCTCCTCGCCATTCTTGCGCGCCAAGTCCGCCGCTTCTTTATGGCCTTCCGCCATCATCTTTAAGCGGTCCTCTTCCATCTTCCGCTCTTTGTCGTATGCGGCTTTTGTGGACTGCTCATTTTCGGATAGCCTGCGCTTATCGTAGGCCGCAGTAATTTCGTTCAGCTTACGCCGCGCATCTCCCATTTTTTCATTGGCGGCATACACGTCGCGCACCGATTTCTCCAAGTCATTCGCGCTTGCCTTGTCATTTGCGGCCTTGGTCAAAGACTCGGCAGTCCATGAAGACATAAATCCGCGACGCGCAAGATATGCGCGCTGCTGCTCAATTGATTCTCCAGTTGCTCCAATTTGATTAGGAGTCAATTTACGAACCGCATCTGCTACATCGTTACTTTCTCCGTAAAGACCGGACTGCATCATCTGCTGCAAATCACGCTGCGCCTGCTGATGTAAAGCGGATCGTTTTTTCAACTCTTCGTTGCGCTTTAGCTCTGCCTGATATGCCTGTTCGGCCATCTTAAAATCTTCGCGGGCAAAGTCGATTGCCTCGCGAGTGCCTGCCTCTGGGCGCAAATCTTCGCGGTCTTTTTTGGCCGAACGATCTTTGATGTCTTCGACTTCTTTGCGTAGTCGCTTGAACTCTTCTATGCTCTTTGCGAGCTTTTCCGCGGCATCATTCGCTGCCTTTTCCGCCGATGTCGCAATGGCAGTGATGACGCCCGCGACCAATCCGCCAATGCTCAATAGCGGACTAGTTTTAAGCAATCCAATGAAGTCTTTGAATCCACCAACCGCGCCAGACACACTGCCATCAAATGCGCGAGACATTCCCTCAATGGTTCCTGCAACGTCCTTTACTGCGCCCTTCGTCTCGCCAAGTTCGGATTTGAACGATGCGGCAAACGAGCGCACTTCGCCCTTTGCGCTATTCAAGCCGTCCTTTAACGGCTTGCCATCTAATCCCATCTTGACCGTCAGTGATGCCGTCTCGCTCATTTCAACGCCTTCCGAAGCGCATCAGACGCGCCGCTCTTTCGGTCGAATACCGCTTGCGCCCGATTGTAAAGTTCGTCCGCCTGTTCGCGCTGGCCAGCCGCGGCCAATTTGTTCGCCTCAACGATCAAGGCGTATGCGTTTTCCTGCACGCCGTCGCACAAGATTGCATCGCCGGCCTCTTCCGCCGTAGCGTCTAGGTAGCACCGCGCACGATTTACCGGACAATTCCACGCTTCACTTTCGCTCATTCCATGGCGCATCAGAAACGGCACGATGCGAAATTGCCAAGGCGCAACCAATTCGCGCCCGCCGTCCGTGTCTGGCAACTCGCGGGCAGTCACGTCGCAAGCATCGTTTAGGTACGCCGCAAATGCCTCATGCGCGGCTTGAAATTCTTTGCGCAGGTACAACCTAGCCGCAAGCCGTCGCGCCTCTCTGCGGCCATCCTTGGCAAAGCGTTCGCGGTTTTGCTCCCATGTCCGCGAGCAGACCATGACCGCCTCAATCAAATCCTCTGGCCGGCACTCACGCCCGAACCAATAAGGATTCTCCGCGGCATGAAGGATCATCGAATGGCAAACGGAAAACGGCAGGACTCGCCGGCCTAGAATGACCGGGGAGCCTGCCAGCATTGCCGCTAGCCATACGTTCCGCATGGCCGCTTGCGCTTACGCCGAAACGAAGATTTCGGACAGAGTAACCGTGACCTTGTTCGCGCCCTTGACGCGGGACAATGCGCAGGAATCGACGTAGAATGTCGTGAGTCCGGTGATCGTGCTTTTATCGCCTTCCGGGAAATCGGAAGTAGGCGTCGCGCTGGTCTTGCAAATAAGCGTCAACGTAAGCTTCAACTCGCGGTTGAACACGATGCGGGTTACGCGCTTGCCGTCCGAATCAAATACATCTTCGAAATCGACGTTCTTTCCGCCTTCCGTCGCACTTTCAAGGATGTAGTTTGTAAGCGTGGCCGATACGGTAGTAAGTGCCGCGCCCTGCTGTACGCCTGTGCCAAAGACTTCGATTGCTGCCATGGTCGTTTCTCCTTATGCTCAATTATCAATTATGGGGCACTCGATAACGATTGCCGCTGGGGTGTTGGTGGACGTAGTGCCGGCGCGTGCGTAGTTCGTTGTGCCGGGAGATAGACGAACCGGGAAGCCCTCGCCGGCATAGACGCGAAGCACGGGGTAAAACGTGCCAGAAACCTGCGCGCCGTAGTCCACAAACGCGCCGGCATTTGTTGACGTGTTAATGATCCAACCCCAGCCGTTGGTGGTGACGGACCCCTGCGCAATAGCCGTGCCTGCGGCATTCGTGGCGACTAGCACCGTGTATGCCGACACATTCGGAGCGGCATTCGTAATACTCCACTGTTTCGTTTGGGCGCGATTGATTGAGACGTTGCCCTTCTCGGCCTTGAACGTCCAATTAACGCTGACCTCATTCGCCGCCTGCGCAATGCCTGCCAGCATTGCAAGGATTAAGATTGCCTTTTTCATTCGTCGCCTTTCGGGTATGCGCGCAACATGAATGCGATGCGCGTTACATAGGAGCGGTCAACCGGCTGCGTATTTGTCGTTGGATAATCCTGCTGCTCAAATCCAATTCCCGGAACGCCCTGCGCCATCAATTCAGAGATAAAGTTCTGACTGCAAATGATGGCCTTGATTCGTCCTGCGGTCTGCGCATGGAAATCACGGGCGGACATATTGATGCCAAGCGAAAGTACATCTTCGTTTGCGGCGTGCGTGCGAACCACGATGACAATAGAAAGCTGTTCATTGCCAACGCCCGCAGTCGGGTCGATGTTCATATCTGACGGCATTTGCGAATCCGTTGCGGATACCAAAACGAAAGGCTCTGAAATCTGCTGCCCGTCGCCCGTCATGTCCGCGGTCGTGTACAGATTAACCGGCGCAGGATCGTCATTGGCGCGGATCATTGCGACAATCGCATCCTCGGCGCGGAAGTTCATGAACGTAAGCGGAATGTTCACGACGCTGCCTCGCGCTTTTTCAGCACCTTATCCAGCCGCATCCGGTAGTTGCCTTTCCAAAAGTCGCGGGCGCGAACGTCCATGACGTAATTGACAAGGCGAACGATTGCCGTGCGGCGAATCCACGGAACTTGGTTTGTTGCCGTCCAATCGCCGGAAATCTGCTCCATGTTGCCCGAGTCCGTAAACGTTCCCATGTACGGCTGATTACGAACCCACGCGGGCGGGTTGTATCGCGATGTAAGAGCATTTTTAGAGAACGCCAGAAACGCCGGCATCCATCCGGCGCGAGTCGTTCCAATGTGCGACTGCATTTCGCGGATGTACTTTTTCAGCACAGGCTCAGGAACGTGCATCTTGCGCGATGCGGTGAAGTTGCTGATGGCGAATTTTGATGCTGCATTTTCCTTCGCGCCGTTTCCAACGTTTCCCGTACTCGGCAGTCGCAATGCCTTGTGGTATGCCGCGAGCTTCATACCGTCTTGCGATACGTTTTTTTCCTCGACGGCATACAGCGCGCCATCCTCGCTTTTGAAAAGATGCGCGCCGCCTACCAATTCGGACGGGCCCTTGTGATTGCGCCCCCAGCTTTTAACGCCGTACACAATGGCGCGAATGTCGCGCTCCACCTTGGCCTTGCCTAGACGATAGGCCGACGCATCACTACCGCTATGCCCATCGCCTACGTCAATGGGCGGAGTAGCTTTAATAAGATCGGCGCAAATCAGCGCAGAGTTGTCCCGCATGATGGCAGACATTTCGACGCCAGTTTCCCGCGCAATGCCATCCATTGCAGACTCAAATCCAGCTACATCGACGTAGGTTTCCATGGCTACTTCGCGTCATCCACGCAATAGCAGGTGATGCCGCCGCCCGTGTTATCCGGGAACACGCGAGCAATGCGGTAGGTTTTGCCTTTGTACGTCACGCGCTTGTTAAGTATCGCGATACCGGAAATCACCGATGGCATGCCCGAGAATTGGAACGTGATGTCAGCCATGAATCCGCCGACATCCAGCGTCTGGCCGCGCTGAACACCCGACGCCGCGACTACATAGGATTGCCCGTCAACGGTGATTGAATCGGGAAAGTCCGCGATGATCGCCGCCATGTCTGCCGCAATTATGTCGAGGTCAAGGGCCATGATGATTTCAACAAAAAGCGGGCGGCGGCTTGTGACCGACCGCCCGCAGTTGTGACCGATTCCGCTACCGATTAGGACGAGGCAAAGCCGCCATAGATCAAGTGCGGGAACAGCTTGAATGCCTCGCCGCGGATACGCACGCCGTACTGGAACTTGTCCGTAAGGAACACGTAATCGCTATTGAGGTCCAAGCGGGACCGCTGAAACTCTGCCGCCATGCGTTCCTGATAGACCAAGCCGCGGATGCCGCCAGCCGCTTCGCCAACCAAGAACCATTTGTAAGCGTTCGCGCCAACAAGACGCTGCGATTCAATTGGCATCACAAGGTTTTGGTTCGGGTTGCGGGAGGTCGCGCCGTTCGCGTTGACCGCGCCGGCAAGAAACTCGTTTTTCAGGATGTCGAACGCCGTGGTACGAAGCGCGGGACCATGCACCAGCGCAACGGGCTTGACTTCCAAAGGAAGCCCGCCGTGGCCGGTGTAAGAAGTCATCAGCTTGTACGCGGTATTGAACGACGCGGCGGACAAAGAATCCGTCGTGTAGTTGTTGATCTCACTGTAGTTCGTCGCGTCATTCGGGTCCGTATACCGGCGCGTGGTGCCATAGAACGCGGCGTTATCGGCCTGCCAGATGTCATTGGTGCAAAGCGTTTCCACGCACAGCACGTCAGGAAACACGGCGGCTTGCGCGCCCATCGCGGCGGCAAGATTGCTGTAGATGCCGTACATGTCATCCTCGATGACCGTGCGCTCCATTTCGATGGTCTCTTCGAACTTCCGGTTGGGGATGTTCAAAACGCCCGTCGAAATGTTTTTGATCTGCCGGTCGCCGAGCCACTGGCGAATCTTAGGAATCTGATTCATCCACGCATGCAACTGCGTGGCCGAACGGCTTGGAACCTTCATCGAACACAGTTCGAAAATCTGCTTTTCCGTGGCCGACGCGAAGGCGTTCTTGGCCGCGGTGTCGATTTCCGTAAACAGGATGCTGAGGCTTGCTTGATTGATGTCCATTTTTGCTTCCTTGGTTAGATCGTTGTTACTTTCTTACGGACCGGTCGGGAGAAAAGCCTTTAGGTAGTAGTTAGTGCCGCCCGGACCCTGAATCTTGACATACGCGCTAACGGTCTGCTGCGTAATCGTGCCACCAACAAGGGACGAGCCGAACACCGTATTGGTGCCATTGAGCGTGGCCGGTCCCGTGAACGTGCTTGCGCCAGTAACCGCCAGCGTGCTGGAAAGCGTAGCCGTGCCGGTGACTGCAAGGTTGCTGGTTACGGTGGCATTAGCCGAAAGCGTGGTATTACCGCTTACCGCCAGCGTGCCGCCGATGCTGCCATTGCCAGAGGCGGAGAACGTGGTGAAGCTGGCCGCGCCCTGCGAGCCAATCGCGAACGAGTCAACCCATACGCCGCCGCTATCCACGTCGATAATCAAGCCCGCAACGATGTCGTTCGTGGCCTGCGCCGCGGTAACTACGGTCTGATCGTCCAGCGCATAGGCCAGCGAACCCACATCGGCCAGCGTGAAACTACCGCCATTCACCCAGCGAAAAACGCCGCGGTCAACGGGAACCGCCGCATTGGTGCTGTACGAGCTTCCCGTATTGTCCACTTCTTTGGACGCACGCCCGACAATCTTCGTACTGGCGGTGTCGCTGGCCGGGACCAGCTTGCCGCTGGAATTGAGCGCAACGAGCGAGCCGGCCCAAATGTGATTCGATGCGGCCAGATAGGACGATTGCAAACCAGCGCGCTGCGGCGTGCCGGTATTGGCAGTGAGCGCAGCGGCAAAAGCCGACGCGCCGATAAGGCCGGCGATGGCCCCGACAAAAATCTTGCGAACGATGTTGTTCATTGTGTGTTTTTCCTTGTTGTGATTGGTTTGTTATTCGCGGGAGGCTTCAAAGGCGCGCAGGTCTCTCACCATCATCGCCTTCACGTCATCAAACTTCTTGCCGTTTTTCTTCGCGTAATCCTTGATCGTAGCGAGGTCGATCTTGTGCTTGGCAAGCAACGCATCATCGTCAACCGACGCCTTCGCGCCGTCGCTGCCGTCATGCTTCACGAAGCCCGCCTTGCCATTGGCCTTGACGGTATCCAGTTCGGCGCGAACCGTGGCAAGTTCCGCCGTTTTCGCGTCAAGCTGCGCCTTCAAATGGCCAGCGTAAGCGGCGCGGGCGGCGTCAAGAGAAAGTTTCTGGTCGAGATAGTCCATAGCTTTCTCGCCAAACTCGGCCTTAAACGTGGCAATTTCGGCGCGAACGGAAGCCGCGGCGTCATCTTTGATCTTTTGAATCTCTTCGGGCGTCATGTCTTTTTCCTTTGGTGCGGGTTTTTCCGCGAAAAACGACGGGGCTTTCGCGGCAATCTTCGGAAACTTGTCTTTGCTTAAGCTCGCGGCAATTGCAACGGGATCGGAAATTTCGTCCGCAAAGCCCATTTCCTTGGCCATCTGCGCGCTAATCGGCGTCATGTCTGCCATGAGCTGCGCAATCTTGGATTTCGTCTGGCCAGTGCGGGCCATGTAAATTCCGGTAAGCGAATCTTGAATGACGCGCACTTGTTCGGATGCGCGGGCCAATTCATCCGCGCTGCCCATCGTCATCATGAACGGTTCATGCAAAATCATGACGGCATTAGACGCCATTACGACTTTGCCCGTCATTGCGATGATAGAAGCGGCAGAGGCGGCAAGTCCGTCAACGTAAGACGTGACCTCATATCCCTTGGCGCGAAGGAAATTGTAAATGCCAAGCGCGTCGAAGGCATCGCCGCCGGGGGAATTGATCCGAATATCAATCTTTTTGACCGGACCAGCCGCAAGCAAATCGGCCATGAAATTGGCCTGCGTTGGCGAGCCTTCTTGCCATCCGCCAATCTCGCCGTAAATGTAGCATTCAAGCGCGCCGTTGCTGTTAGGCTGCGCCGCGAGATTGTACCACTTGCCGGGTTTTACGTTGCTTGCCATGTCCTAACAAGGGCGATGGATACCGTACCAACTGCAGTCGGAATGCGCGATTTTCGGGCTAATCTTCCAACAACTTCGGATCGACAGACGTTCCAGCGGGAGGCCCCGCGGGGGCGGGCGGAGTCTCTTGCGTAAGCGTGATTGGGCGTCGCGCATTACCGCTTTCGTCCCAATCCTCTTGCACGCCCTTGGAAATAGGCGGCAGTTCGTATTGGCTGCGGACGTATGCCTCGTCCTCGCTCTGCGGAGTAATTACGCCAGCGCGTACTAGCTGACCGTATTCGTCAGGCTTGAATCTCACAACGTCAGTGACCCATGCGGGCTTGAACCCGATGCGCTCATATTCATTCTTGGCCTGTTCCAGCTTGGCAATATGCGCCTCGAAAGACATCTCCGTGTTGTTTTCAATGATGTCTTGCGGGGTTAGCGTGCCGTTCTTAAGCATCAAATCCTGCGCCGCCGCCTCTTTGTACGGGTCCAAATAGGGCCAAGACGGGAGAATCCATGAATGCAGATGATGCATTCCCTTGATGTCGGCAGGTACTTTAAGCCCGTTTAGCTCAATCTGACGCTGCAACCACCAGCAAAACACCTTGCTGGCAATCATTGCGGCTTCATTTTGAGCCACGCGGAACCGCTTTTTCGCGAACTCTAGCAGGCTGCGAAGGCCGCTGTAGTTCGTTTCGCTGGGGTCCATCAGGATCATTTCCAGCGGCATGCCCAGCGGAAGCCCGAAAATGCGGATGAGGAATCGCACAAACGGAATGAAATCGCTATTCGGCGATGCCATGCCAACAAGTTCCACGTCCTCGTTCGGGTCAAGGTCAAAGTTCGTGCCGCGCACCATCTTAACAAAGCGGCGCGTGCTACCGTCGCCCGTGTCTTTGGTCTGCTCTTGATCCGTTGCCCACGGACCATCCGGCGCGGTCTGAATCGTCTTGAACTTCAACGCGGCGAATGCTTCGTTCTTAACCTTGCACAGCATCGCTTCTAGGATTTCTTCCAAGTCGGTGACGATGTTCGGAAGCGTGACAAAGGCCGACATCCCTCGCTCGCGTTCGACGCGATTTACCGCGCCGTGGTTGATGTAGAAAATAACACGGTCAGCATCATAAGGATCGGGCGGCGCGATTTGCGTTTGTGGCTTTAGAGCCTTCTGGCGTGGGCCAAAGTAGTATTTCACGCATCGCCCGAAATCGTCAAAATCGCGTCCAGAATCGTAGGCATCCGCGATATTCTTGTAAATGCGGTCTGCCTCGATGGTCTGAACATACGACGGTACGCGGCCATCCGGCCCCTTCTTTTCGCCGGCATCTAGCAGCAAGGCAACGTCGCCGTCGATATAGCGGCGCGTGTCCCAAAGCCGCTGCAACTGGCACCACGAACGCTCGCCGCGAACGTCCAGACAATCCTTTTCAGCCGCCCAAAGCCGTTCAACCGTCTCGTTGAATTGCTTGTTTGTAGTCCGCATTTCCAGCCGGAAGCCGCTTCCGATGGTGTTATCCATGTCCGTTTGGATCATGCCGTACACCAGCGGCGACTCTTCCAGCTTTTGGCGTGCCTGCGCGATGATGCTGCGCCGGTCGAACGTCTGGAAATCGCGCTCGGGAGGTCCGATGATAGTCCATCCGCGTTGACGGTCAGGACCGCCGCGGACGTTCTTGTTGACGTAGTTCTTGACCCTGCCTAGTTCGGACTTGGCGCGAACCGTCGCAACCTTGTCCTCATGCATTTGCCGCTCTAGCTTGGCGCGTGCGGCCTTGCGCTCCAACGCCTCAATGCGGGTTGTCATCGGCCAGAATCGCCCCAAGGCCAATCGGTATTGAGCGAAGAGCGCGAGAAGTCGGAACTAAACGCGATGCTACGCCGCGCACGATTGCGCACGGACACGGATTGCAGCGTCATCAAGTCGCGAAGCGGGGCGCGCTTGACAGATACGCCGTCTTGCCGGCGGTATTCCTCGCCTACGCCAAGCGTGCCATTGATTGCGTTCTCGGCTTTCGCCGCGGTGTCAATATCGTTTGCCATCAATAGGGCGCACGATACCGGACGAAAA